ATACAAACATTCGTAGTAGCTAGTGATGTTACAACTGCTCAAAGTTTAGATAGAAATATTATAGATGGGGCAACTTTATAAATACAAATAATAATTAAAAAATCGTTATACAATTATGAGAATAGTAGAACTAGTCCTAGATGAGGACCAAGAGATGACAGGAATTGAAGCCATCTCTATCGTAGAATCACCTGCTATTGAAGCAGACTTTGTCGCACTAAAAGCTGATGAAATAAAATTAGCAGAAGTCAACAAAGAGAAAAAAATATTAATGGGACCTTTACTTATCCCTAATAAACCAATCTTTAGAAACTCAGACGACCAAGATGATTACTATATTTATTTCAGTAAAGATACAGTAGAAAAAGCTAGTCAATTATATTTAAAGAATGGTAATCAAAATAATTCAACGCTAGAACACAAACACAATTTAAGTGGATTGAGTTTAGTAGAATCATGGATAGTAGAGGACACTAAAATGGATAAATCAAAAAAATATGGATTCAATGTTCCTGTTGGCACATGGATGGGTTCTATTAAAGTAAACAATGATGAGGTCTGGAACGAGTATGTCAAGACAGGTAAAGTAAAAGGTTTTTCAATAGAAGGATATTTTGCAGATAAAATGGATACTCCAAAGGACTCAGTAGGTTTGTCTAAAGATGAAAAATTAATCAATCAAATAAAAGAAATATTACAATCATGATTACACCAGAAAAATTTGGAAAAATATTAAATAAACTTCCTAAAGAAAAAACTGAATTATCTAGTTTAGAAAAAGTAGAGTTAAATCTAAAAAACGCTGAATCTTTTATAAGTCAAGCTAAAAAAAATACTAGCAATAAAAATCAATCTTTAGCATCATACAAACAAATAGCAAAACTAGCAACAGGAGAATTGAGTAAAGTCAAAGGGGGTTTAAAAACTGCTGAAACATTAAACAAAGGATTAATGAAAGCGTATCAGGAAGCTAAAGATATTAAAAAATCTATGGACCAAGCAGGTATCAATTCTGCTCCCCTTGATAAAAGGTTAAAAGAAATACAAAATGCAGGAAATGATTTACAAAATAATATAATTGCATTTCAAAATATGGAAAATCTTTTTAATAGAATATAATGAATAGAAGAATAGATAATTATATTCCTGCAAGAAGTAGTCCAAGAAGTTCTACTAGAGCGTGTTTATGTAAAAATAAATTAACCTATTCTAGAGAGTGTTGTAATCAAGACATCATGAATCAGGGCATTGGTGTAGTTACCAAAATAACTTAAAAATACAAAATTAATTAATTAAATCGTTATACTATATATTATGAAAAATCAAGAAATGGTAAATAAAATTAAAACACTTTTAAATCTTGAGGTAAAACTTGAAGAAATGAAATTGGAAAATGGCACCATAATAGAAGCTGACTCATTTGAAAAAGGTAAAGAAATCTTTATTAAAACAGATGATGAAAAAGTAGCTATGCCTGTTGGAGAATATATCTTAGAAGATGGCAAGTTACTTGTCGTTGAAGAAGAAGGAATTATTGCTGACATGAGAGACCCATCTGATGGAGTACCTGCTAAAGAAGATGCAGGAGAAGAAAAAGATGATGATTATAAAAAAGAAGAGACTGAGGACTTAGAGGAAAAAGAAGAAGAAGAAAAAAAGATGGCTGATGTTGGCGATTGGGAGGGTATGGAAAAAAGAATCCAAAACCTTGAAGATGCAATAGCAGACTTAAAAGGAGACAAAGAATCTAGAATGGAAGATGAGGAAGAAGTAGAAATGGATAACGACACTACTAGACAACCTAAATCAAGAACCATCAAAGAAGAATTTGAAAAAGAAGAATTATCTGCTGCTGCTGAACCTATCAAACATAGTCCAGAAGCTACTTTTGGAGAAGTAAAGCAAAGAATCTTTGGTCAAGGAAAATATCAAACAACTCTAGACAGAGTTTTAAGTAAACTAAATAAATAATAAAAAAACAATAAAAAATGAGCACATTTAACTATTTATCAAATGATGAAGTTCGCAACCAAGTTGCACAAAGTTACTATACAGCGACAGGAGATATTTCTGAAGCTGACTTAGGTAATGACCACAATGTCGCAGTTGATGGTCTAACTATTGGTATTCCATTAATTACATCAGGTAATCTTGGATGCACAATATTTTTCAGAAACACAGGGGCAGATGGAAACAATATCTTAGTTGTATCTCCAAAAAACACAAATAAAATTATAGGAGGAATGACACAAGCATCAGCAGTATTTCATGCTTCAGGTGTAGCAGGAAAAGATGTAATAAATACAAAAGCCACATCAAAAAAAGGAGACTGGATTGCACTTAGAGCAGTATCATTAACAGAATGGTACATTATAGGTGGTCAAGGAATCTGGGCATCAGAATCATAATAAATAAAAATCTAAAAATTAATAAAATGAATAATAGAAAAATTGAATTAGCAACTGCAGCGAATATCACAACTACCTATGCAGGGGAGTTTGCAGGAGAATATATTGCTGCTGCTTTATTGAGTGCATCAACTATTGATGATGGTGGTCTAACTGTAAAACCTAATATTGCTTTTAAAGAAGTGATTAAGAGATTAGATACAGGAGCAGTAGTTTCAGATGCTTCTTGTGATTTTAATCCAAACTCAAGTGTAACTCTTACAGAAAGAATTATACAACCAGAAGAATTACAAGTTAATCTTCAATTATGTAAGAAAGACTTTATTAACGATTGGGAAGCACAGTCAATGGGATATGGAATGGGAAGAAAACTTCCTCCAAAATTTAGCGACTTTATGATTGCTCATGTAGCAAATCAAGTTGCCCAAAAAACAGAGCAAACTATCTTTACAGGGGTAGCTGCTAATGCAGGAGAATATGATGGATTTGAAACATTAATGACTGCTGATGGAAACATTCCTGCAAGTCAAGATTTGGCTGCAGTTGGTGGTGGTGGAATTACTGCTGCAAATGTTATACAAGAATTAAGCAGAGTTGTTGACGCTGTGCCATCTGCACTATATGGAAAAGAGGATTTATTTATATATATTCCAAGTTCAGTAGCTAAATTCTATGTACAAGCTCTTGGAGGGTTTGCTGCAAATGGTTTAGGAGCAAATGGTGTTAACGCACAGGGAACACAATGGTGGAACAATGGTTCACTTTCAGTAAATGGAGTGAAAATATTTGTTTGTCCAGGAATGTCTAACAATCATATGTTCGCAGCTCAAAGAAGCAACTTATATTTTGGAACAGGATTACTTAACAACATGAACGAAGTTAAGGTAATAGACATGCAAGATATAGATGGAAGTCAGAATGTAAGATTTGTCATGAGATTTAGTGCTGCAGTTCAGTATGGAATTTCTGAGGACTTAGTTTACTATTCTTAAAAATTAAATTAACCAAAGATTTGGGTAAGTGGGATTATACTTACTTACCCTTTTTTTTAATAAAATATATAAATTATGGCATGTGCATTAACCACAGGAAGAAAAGTACCTTGCAAATCAGCATTTGGGGGCATTAAGACAGTATATATGGCAGATTTTCCTGTCGCAGCTACTATTAATGCAGACCAAACAATTGATGCTTTCACAGGAAGTGTAAGTTGGTTTGAATTTGATTTAAAAGGAAATTCTTCATTAGAAACAACAATAACAAGTTCTAGAGATAATGGAACAACTTTTTATACGCAGACTTTAAATATGACATTAACATATTTAGATAATGCAACTAAAAATGAATTACAATTAATAGCAGTAGCTAGACCTGTGATAGTCGTTGAAGACTATTATGGAAATCAATTCCTTTGTGGTCTAGAGAATGGCATGGAGGTAACTGGTGGTACAATAGTTACAGGAGCAGCAGCAGGAGACCTATCAGGTTTTACATTAACAATGGAGGGAATGGAAGAAACTGCACCTTATTTTGTTGATGCAGGAGTAGTAACTGGAGCATCTGCACAAATCGTTCCAAATTAGAAACTCATTCTAATTAATCTTAAAACAAGCACTCTAATGGGGTGCTTTTTTTATTTTTACAAATAAAGGTTTTAAATTCGTTATACTAGTATGATTGTACTAAATACAACAACACCCCAAACGCTAAAAGTTATACCAAGAGAGTATGTAGCTGAGTTTACTTTTGCATATACTGATGATTCCACTAATGTGGCAACAGAGATACCAATTTTAAATGCACAAACATCAGGTAATTATCTAACATGGTCGCAAAGTTTCAATCCTACTTTGGTTTTAAATCATTTTTATGATATTGAACTATTTTCTGACTATGCTTTTTGGAATACGAATTATAGTTTATGGGAAAATTTTAACGAGTTATGGAATGATACTAGTAATTTTAAGAATGTATTTTATAGAGACAGAATTTTCTGTACAGACCAATTAGTTGACCAAAAAAATGGCGATTTTTATGACATTAACAAAGGGCAGTTTGTAACTACAAATGCATTTAATAATGAGTATATTGTAACATCATGAAAAAAAATTTAAAAAGAAATAAAAAAGGACAATTTATAAGACATTCTTCTGAATATAGTTTTGTCAATTTAAGCACCTATACCTCTCCAGAAATTATAGAAGTTAAGAATAAAGAATGGGTTGAGTATGGTGCAGATAATAACTACTTTCAGTTCCTTATAGATAGGTACAATGGAAGTCCAACAAATAATGCAGCAATAAATGGTATAAGTCAACAAATTTTTGGTAAAGGACTAAACGCTACAGATTCATCTAGAAAACCAAATGAGTACGCTCAAATGATTTCTTTATTTAAAAAAGATGTAGTTCGTAAATTATGTTATGACCTTAAATTAATGGGTCAATGTGCTGTTCAAGTTATATACACAAAAGACAGAAGCAAAATAGCTAAACTAGAACACATTCCTGTAGAAACATTAAGGGCAGAAAAAGCAAATGAAGATGGCGATATACCTGCTTATTATTATTACAAAGATTGGGCACATTTAAAACCAAATGAAATACCAAAAAGAATACCTGCATTTGGGATGTCAAAAGAAGCGATAGAAATATATTATATAAAACCATACAAAGCAGGTTTTTATTACTATGCACCTGTTGATTATCAAGGGGGGTTACAATACGCTGAGTTAGAAGAAGAAATATCTAACTATCATTTGAATAATATTCTTAATGGATTAGCACCAAGCATGCTTATCAATTTTAATAATGGAACTCCAAATCAGGAAGAAAGACAATTATTAGAACAACGAATAGCACAAAAATTCTCAGGCAGTTCTAACGCAGGAAAGTTTATTCTTGCTTTTAATGACAATAAAGAAGCTGCTGCTGATATAACCCCAGTACAATTAAGTGATGCACATCAACAATACCAATTTTTAAGTGAAGAAAGCACTAAAAAAATAATGGTAGCACACAGAATAGTAAGTCCAATGTTACTAGGTATAAAAGACCAAAGTGGATTAGGAAACAATGCTGATGAAATAAAGACAGCATCACTCTTAATGGATAATACTGTTATTAGACCCTTTCAAGAACTTTTAATAGAATGCTTTGACCATATACTAGCGTACAATGATATCGCTTTAAACCTATACTTTACGACCTTACAGCCATTAGAATTTACAGAAGTTGACACTAAGGTTCAAGATGAAGAAGATATTGAAGAAGAAACAGGTTATGAATTTAGTACAGACCTTAAAACAATAGATGGTAAACAAGCCTACCCAACAAAAGAAGAAGCTATACAAAAAGCTAAGGAAATGGGTTGTGAGGGTTACCACGAACATGAAGTTGAGGGCGATGTTTATTACATGCCATGTATAAATCATGAACAACTTAAAGCACCATGTTGGGATGGATACGAACAATATGGAATGAAAACCAAAAATGGAAAGAAAGTTCCTAATTGTATCCCTATTAAAAACGAAAGTGAAATACCAAAATTATCAGAAGAACAAGGAAACTTAATACTAGAACATTTAAGTGGAGAAGAAGTGGATGATGAGTGGGATATTGCTGATGCTAGAGAAGTGAGTGAAGAAAATGTAAGTGATGAAGAATGGGTAACAGCTAGTTTAGTAAACAAAGAAACCACACTAAGTAAGATAAAAAAATTAATAGGTTTAAAAGATGAAATAGATTCCAAAAAAAAAGGTAGTGCTTGGAGTAATTTAGATTCTATCAATTATAAAATAAGATATCAGTATTATAAAAAATCAAGTGC